GCGACGATGCGACCTGATGACGATCCGAGTTTTGCCACCCTGGAGAACGCCCAGGCGGTCATGCGGCGCAAGGCAGAGTTCCGCCGCGCGCGCCACGCGGGACGCGACGCGGCGGTTGGCGACGTCATTGCCGATTTGCTGCGGCCATGTTCCCGATCCTCTTCCGGTAATCCCGAAGTTCCTCCCGAAGACGCTCGTTTGGCGGAATGTCGGAGAGGTCGGCGATGACCCGGTCAAGACTATTCGCAAGACATTCGGCGTGGTGCCGAAGCGTGGAGTCGCATTCGGAGATTTGGTGCAGCAGCACGATCTTCATGGCCCGCATGGCGCCGTCCAATTCGTGCAGCTGCTCGAAAATTTGTGAATGGTCTCGTGACATGGGTTCCCTCCTCGGTGGTGTGGCAACTCCGAGTGTAGGGCCGGGGCGGGTGGGCGCGCCAGCGCTCACCCGCGTCGCGGCGGCGGAGGGCTGAGCTATGGGCCGGGATCGCCGCACGCTCGACCTTTTCACGGACTGGCAGCCGCGCGAGCCGGTGGTGCGCTATGCGCCCGAAGCGACGCGCGCGGCGAACCTGCGCGACCGGATCGCGCTGGCGGTCTCGGTGACGTTGAAGGAGTGCGGACGGCCCCGCGAGCAGATCGCCGAGGCGATGAGCGCCTATCTGGGCGAGACCGTGACCAAGAACATGCTCGACGCCTACGCCAGCCAGGGGCGTGAGGAACACACGATCCCCACACACCGGCAGATCGCGCTGTGCCATGTGACCAGGGACCCGCGACTGATGCAATTGGGTGCCGAGGAAGTGGGCATGGACTGCATCGACAAGCACTTCAAGCCATGGCTCGAAGTGGGGCAACTGGCTGATGTCAAGGCCGATGTAGACCGGGCGTACGAGTTGGCGCGCCGCGCTGCGCGGAGGGCTGGGCGATGACGGACCACTGGCTGACCGCTGCCGAGATCGCCGAACTCGCGCTGCCGGGGTTGCCCCGGACCAAACGCGGTGTGGTGGTCCGGTCGGAAAACGAAGGCTGGCAGGCGCCGGAGCGGCAGTGGTCGCCGGAGCAGCCGTCGGGCGTGTGGCGTCGGCGACGCGGCCAGGGCGGTGGGGTCGAGTACCACATTTCGGCCCTGCCCGCGCGGGCGCGGTCGGCATTCCTGCGGCGTCAGGGCACGGCCCCAGCGCCTGACGGTGCCGAGGCGCCGGCGACTGCCGCCGATGATCCGAAGTGGCGGGAGATGTGGGCGCGGTTCGAGGCCCTGCCCGATAGCCGGCGCGATACGGCGCGCCAGCGGCTGGCGCTGATCGATCAAGTCGAGACGCTGGTGGCCGGGGGCATGACGAAGACCGCCGCCGTCGAGCTGGTGGCGCCGCCGGCCGGGGTCTCCGCCCGCACCTATTATGGCATCGAGCGCCGCATCTGGAACGTGCCGCGCGAACATCGTCTGCCGATGCTGGTCGATCAGCGGTCGGGGCGCGTGACGACGACCGACATTCCGGCCGAGGCCTGGGAGATGCTGAAGGCCGACTATCTGCGGGCCGAGCGGCCGGCGGTGGACGCGTGCATCGAACGGCTGCGACGCGCGGCGGGTGAACGGGGCTGGGACCTGCCCAGCACCCGCACGCTGCAACGCCGCCTGGGCGACCTGGACCCACTGCTGGTGTGCTGGTTCCGCGAAGGGCCGGAGGCACTGATGCGCCGGTTCCCGGCTCAGCGCCGAGACCGGACCGGGTTCCATGCCCTGGAGGCCGTGAACTTCGACGGCCACAAATTCGATGTGTTCGTGCAATGGGCCGACGGCACCATTGGCCGGCCGATGATGGTCACGTTCCAGGACCTGTTCAGTTCCAAGATCCTGTCGTGGCGCATCGACCGCAGCGAGAACGCCACGGCCTTCCGGCTGGCCTTCGGGGATGTTGTCGAGACCTATGGCCTGCCCGAGCACATCTGGCTGGACAACACCCGCGCGGCGTCCAGCAAGTGGCTGACCGGCGGCACGCCGAACCGGTTCCGCTGGAAGGTGCGGGACGACGATCCGGTAGGGCTGTTCCGGCAATGCGGCTGTGAGGTGCATTTCACCGAGCCCTATCACGGCCAGTCCAAGCCCATCGAACGGGCGTTCCGCGACATGGCGGAGTACGTGGCCAAGGGGCCGGACTGCAGCGGCGCCTACACGGGCCGGAGCCCGGAGCACAAGCCGCACACCTACGGTCAGCGGGCCATTCCCATCGACGAGTTCATTGCGGTCGTGGACCGCGAGGTGCGGGCGCACAACGCCCGACCCGGTCGCAAGGCGGCCGCGTGTCGGGGTCGGTCGTTCGATGAGACCTTCCAGGCGTCCTACGAGGACCCCGCCACGGTGATCCGTCAGGCCACGCCAGAGCTGCGGCGCCTGTGGCTGCTGGCGGCCGAGGGCGTGACGTGCCGGGTGCCTGACGGGCGGATCGAACTGTTCGGCAATCGCTACTGGGCGCCCGAACTGGCGCGTCTGGTCGGACGAAAGGTGATCGCGCGTTTCGATCCCGAGGCCCTGCACAAGCCCATTCACGTCTCGCTGCTGGATGGTGCGGCCGTGTGCGAAGCCGAGTGCCGTGACGACAGCGGGTTCGCTGACACCGATGCGGTCAAGCGCCAGAAGGCCGATGAGGGCCGGTTCAAGCGGGCGGTCAAGGAAATGGCTGCGGCTGAGAAGCGCATGACGGCGGCGGAGGTCGCGGCCGCGCTGCCGGCGCCAGCGGACGCGCCGGACCCGGACGCCAAGGTCATCAGGATCGTGGGGAACACCGCCCAGCGCATCGCGCCGGCGGCGGACCCCGACGCCCAGGCAGAGCGCCGCGCGGACTTCGACCGTGCGTTCTCGGCCGGGGTCACCGCGCTGGCCGACTGGCGGGCGCGGAACGAGTGAGGGGTGCGCCGGCTGCCACCGGCACACCCCTCGGGACGGAAGTCATGCAACAGGAGACACCATAATGCCGGATGGGATGATCATGCAACACGATGTGGACGTGCAGGAAAGCCTGCGCGAGCGGGTGCGGGGGCTGCTGACACGCGAGGCGATCAGCCAGCGGGTCGCGGCGACAGAGGCCGAGATCGGCTACAGCAGCTTCTCGGCGTGGTTGGGCGGCACGTACCAGGGCGACAACGACAAAATGGCGGCGAAAGTCGAACGCTGGCTGGCCTCGCGCGAAGAGCGGCAGGCGGCCTCGGCCGTGCTGCCCCGCGAGATCGGGTGGGTCCAGACGGAGAGCGCCGCCGCGATCTGGCAAACCATCCAGTACGCCCATATCGCGCCGGACATCGCCGTGGTGGCGATGGGGGCCGGATGCGGCAAGACCACGACGGCCAGGCGCTACGCCGAGGCCACGCCGAACGCCTGGCTGGCGACGATGGACCCAACGACGCGCGTGGTCTCGACCGCGCTGGGCGAGATCGCCATCGCGCTCGGCCTCACGGAGCGGTCCCCGCAGGGGTATGCGCGCGCGATCGCCGGCTACGTGGGCGGCAAAAACGGCGTGCTGATCATAGACGAGGCGCAGCACCTGCAGCCGAACGCGCTGGATGCGCTGCGGTCTATCCACGATCGCACGGGGTGCGGCCTCGTGCTGCTGGGCAACGAGACCGTCTATACGCGGCTGGAGGGCCAGGGCCGGGCGGCCGAGTTTGCGCAGCTCTTCAGCCGCGTCGGGATGCGGATGGTGCAGGCCAAGCCGCGCTCTGGCGATGCCGTGGCACTGCTGGATGCCTGGGGCGTCGAGGCCAAGGAGAGCCGGGATTTCCTGGCGCGGGTGAGCGCCAAGCCCGGCGCCCTGCGCGGCATGGTCAAGACCATGCGGGTGGCCGCGATGCTGGCCGCTGGAGCTGGCACCGCCCCGGATATCACGCACTACAAGGCCGCCTGGGCGCGGCTGTCCACCACAAGCTGAGGGAGGGCTGACCCATCATGCTGTCTCATGACCTGACCAGCCTGCGCAATCATTGGCGCGGTGTGCTGAACGGCGACATCCCGTCGCGCGGTCTGACTGGGATCACTGATCTGGTGCGGTCGCTCGACGCCGCCATCGCCCAGGCCGAGGCGATGGAGACCGCCGGCGGGCCGGTG